GACCTCGTCCCGCGTGGTGCGGTGTTCGTCTCGTTCGATGGGGGGCATGATAGCACATCCTCGCCCCTTGTCAACGGGTCCAGATCACCCGACAATCTAGCTTCTATATACGCAGAAAAGGAACTCGCAACTATGCCCCGTAAACCCACGGAAAAGCAAAGGAAATTCGCCGAAGCGGTAGCCGATGGCGACAGCTACTCCGAAGCGTATCGAAAAGCCTACGATGCCGATGGGAGTTCCCCACAGACCGTGCGGGTCAACGCCCATAGGGTGGCTCATAACGCTAATGTCTCACCTATGATAGATGAGCTAAACGCCCGAAATCAAAGGGGATTACAGCGCAACTTGGGCTCTAGACGACGCTGGATTGTCGAGCGCCTGCTAGACGAGGCAGAGAACCCGGATTCACCCGCAGCTAGTAGGGTTAAGTCCTTGGAATTGCTAGGGAAAATGGCTGGCCTATTCGATTCGGAGAAGGATCGAGCCGAGAAGCGGGAACACGCTACCGAGTCGGAGCTGATTTCTGAGTTAAATCAGGCACTTACAGCGATTATCGAGAGACCGCTTGAGGTTTCAGCCGTAGACGACGGGACTCCGGACGACGCGACGGGAGAAAAGGACGCAGACCCCACCCCCCTGTGAGCGCAGGCGTGCGTCTGTCTGCCCATTACACTGTGTTTTGCTCATTATCTCACCAATTCACAGAATTCCAAACACACTTTCTAGAAAAGCCGCTTAGGAATTTTCTAGAAACACGTCTAGGAGTCCCATGCTGAAAAATTTTTTGCAAAAATTTTTTCGAATTGGCGTGAAATGACTATTGACAGAAGGATTCTTCCCCTATAGAATTCTATAGCAAGTAGAATACTAGCGATAGTATCCTGAATCTATAGGACTCTGTAAGAGTTTCGAGCCCACTAGATGTGGGCTCTGGCAGATTAGGATTCTACAGCGATAGAATTCTATAGAGCTAAGTCAGACTTGTAGAGTGACCCTTCCTCTCGTCTCTCCCCAGCACTTAGCGCCGCAAGAGAGCGGCTTATCTGGCCGGTAGATAAACTCTAGCTCTCCGTTTACCGATACACTCTTTGCTTTGAATACGTTCTTACCATATTTAACAGTGTATACGGGCTCAGATTCTTCATTCTTCGCGTTGGATCTGATGATATGCTGATTGACGTGAATCCTTTTCAGGTTCCCGTCGTCTAGAACCACCTTCGGCACTTAGTTCTCCCGAACGCAAAAGCGATAAACAAAACGCCGCTGAGTAGAGCCAGTAAAATATCTGGCTCTCCCAACGATATTGGGTTAGACCACTCTGAAATCCCGGTTGGTCCTATCGCTCTGGATCGAACCTGCGTTGCTGTGACCGGCACATCTATAGTTGTCTGGAAGCAGTCTGGGCAATTTGTTGCATCCCCAACTACAGTGGCGTTTTCCCAGAGACTTCCCTCTGCATCTGAGTATTGGAACTCCCAAGAGCCAACAAGCTCTGGGCTGGGCTGATACCACTTCACGCTGTGCTGGGGCATGGTGCCCTCCTACTCCGGCGGCTTAGGGACCACCTCTCTTCGGCATCGGTGAACAACACGGTCGAAGCCAAATTGCTTCCCATGTTCCACAACAGATTCGTTGCCAGTGATGAACTCCACTGCGCTGCACCCAGCGTTAGAGGCCATCTCCGCGATCACGTCGTGTACCCGGCCAGCCGTCTCCTCTGCTGAGGAGTAAGCGATCCACAAGAACAAAACTTTCTCTCCGGTCAGGTTGTTTTCATCAACTCTAGCCACGAAGAAACTTTCCCCCAAGGGAAAGTCGGTGTCAAAAAAAATCGCGGCCTGTCCATTCGCGCAAGACGAGTAGATGTCTTCCTTTCTGAAGTCACGCCAAGGCAGATCTTGAATGATTGAGTCGATCTTGGGGGCAACGGAATCCCAACAATCTTGGACTCGGACAGCTTGAATAGTCATTTTTTTCCTTTTTTTTCAATACCCCTTGACAGCTTGTCAAGTTCTGTGTAAAATATAATCGGGATAAGTATAGGGAAGAGGCCACCCTGTGCAACCCATCTGGCGCTCCCCCTGTCCCTTTCCGGGGGTTGAGCGCCTAAGTTACAGCGGAATAAAACCCGTAGGAAAGATATGGCCCTAGAAGGATTAGATCCTGACCTGATATCAGCGATTCCTAATATAAATCTTCTGAGTGATGAAGATAAAAGGGAAGTGCTGGATATCATAGATCGTCTTCAAGAGATACAACTCTACAAGAAAGCAAGGCTGAACTTTATGGACTTCGTTCATATTGTTTGGCCTTCTTTCATTGAGGGTTCGCATCACAAGATAATGGGAGAAGCCTTTGAGGATGTTGTTCTCAGGGATGACAAACGCCTTATCATCAATATGGCTCCTCGCCATACTAAATCGGAGTTCGCTTCTTTTCTCCTCCCTGCTTGGTTCCTCGGAAACTTTCCAGAAAAGAAAGTAATTCAGACAGCGCACACCGCCGAGCTTGCTGTGGGATTCGGGAGAAAAGTAAGAAACCTTTTTGATACTGATGAGTTCAAGAAAGTTTTCCCCGGAGTGTCCCTTAGGTCTGACTCGAAAGCAGCAGGTCGTTGGGCGACAAACCATGGAGGAGAGTATTTCGCAATCGGCGTTGGCGGCGCGGTGACAGGAAAAGGTGCAGATCTTCTTATCATTGATGATCCGCACTCAGAACAAGAAGCGCAAATGGGGGACGCCTCTGTCTTCGACAAAGTGTACGAGTGGTATACGTCGGGGCCTAGACAGCGCCTTCAGCCCGGAGGTCGGATCATTCAAGTCGCTACGCGGTGGTCGCAAAGAGATTTGACCGGCCAGCTCTTAAAGAATTCGATCGAACGAGAAGGTACTGACGAGTGGAAAGTTATCGAGTTTCCTGCGATACTTCCTTCTGGAAATCCGCTATGGCCTGAGTTCTGGTCGATTGATGAGCTAACAAAAGTTAAGTCTGAGCTTCCCGCTTCCAAGTGGTCGGCCCAGTACCAGCAAGATCCTACAGCTGACGAAGCTGCAATTATAAAAAGAGAGTGGTGGAGAGAGTGGCCGCACAGCGAACCGCCTGCTTGCGACTTCATTATACAGTCTTGGGATACTGCGTTTCTTAAATCGGAAAGAGCTGACTACTCCGCATGTACGACGTGGGGAGTTTTCTACAGCGAAGACAACCCAGACGGCAGGCCGAGACCAAACCTTATACTCCTGAATGCGTTTCAAGATCGACTTGAGTTTCCTGAGCTAAAAAGAAAAGCATTTGACGAATACCAAATTTGGCAGCCAGACGCCTGCATAGTAGAGGCAAAAGCGGCAGGGTCTCCTTTGATATTCGAACTTAGGCAAATGGGTGTCCCGGTCAGTGAATACACCCCTTCGAGGGGCAGAGACAAAATTGCTCGGGTCAATGCTGTAGCGGACTTGTTTGCATCCGGAGCCGTGTGGGCTCCGAATAAGAGATTCGCAGAAGAAGTGATAGAACAGTTTGCCGGTTTCCCCGGAGCTTCTTCTCATGATGACTTAGTGGACTCTTCAACTCAAGCTCTTCTTAGATTTAGACAGGGTGGGTTCGTTCCTATTCACAGCGACGAAGAACTTACTTACGAACCCAGAAGAGCGTACTCTCCTTATTAGGAATAATAAATGGCAATAGAGCCTGCATACTTAGATCAGAATATGCTCATGGATTCCGATATGGAGGAAGAAGAACTTTCTATTTCCATCGAGAATCCTGATGCGGTTTCGATAGAGACCGAAGACGGTGGGATGCTGATCGACTTCGACCCTGTAGGCGAAGAAGTTGGAAATGTTTCTTTTGATTCAAATCTTGCTGAGTTCTTAGAAGAAGGTGATCTCAAGGAGATTGCATCTGAATTAATTTACTTAGCTAGATCAGATAGGGAATCTAGGAAAGACTGGGAAGAGACTTACATAAAAGGTCTCAAGCAGTTAGGGATGAAGATTGAGGATAGGTCTACTCCTTGGCCGGGAGCGTGTGGCGTTCAGCATCCAGTTTTAGCTGAAGCGGTCGTCAGATTCCAAGCCCAGACAATTACTGAGATATTTCCCAATGACGGCCCGGTCAAGGTCAAGATGGTTGGGAAGATGACTGATGAGAAAGAAAAGCAGGCTTACAGAGTCAAGGAGTATATGAACTACTTGATTACTGAGGAGATGTCTGAGTACAGATCTGAAACCGAGAAGATGCTTTTTAATCTTGCTCTTGCGGGTTCAGCATTTAGAAAAGTCTATTTCGACCCCTCAATGAACAGACCTTGCTCGATGTTCATCCCGGCGGAAGACCTTCTTGTAGCTTACGGTTCTCCCTCTTTAGACATGGCAGAGCGCGTTACGCATGTCATGAAGAAGACTCCCAACGAAATCAGAAAGCTGCAAGTTTCTGGGTTTTACAGAGATATAGAACTCTCCAAGGGTGGTGTGGGAAACACCGACATTCAGGATGAGTACGACGACTTAACTGGCGACTCCCCCACATTTTCTAGCGATGAGAGGCATTCGATCTATGAAATGCACATAGACTGGGATCTCAAGGGATTTGAAGACATGAAGGACGGGGAGCCTACCGGCGTCGCGCTTCCTTATGTCATTACCGTCGATGCAAGCAATTCTGAGATTCTGTCTATCAGAAGGAACTGGATTGAGTCTGACCCCAACAGGAAAAAGAGAAACCACTTTGTCCATTACGAATACCTCCCCGGCATGGGCTTCTACGGGTTTGGTCTCATCCATCTAATTGGTGGAATAGCAAAGTCGGCTACTTCTCTTCTTAGACAGCTTGTTGATTCTGGAACTTTAGCAAACCTGCCCGGAGGACTTAAAGCTAGAGGGCTTAGAATTAAAGGAGATGACTCTCCGATCATGCCGGGAGAGTTTAGAGATGTCGATGTTCCGGGTGGTTCGATTAGAGACAACATCACGTTCCTCCCGTACAAAGAGCCTTCAAATGTTCTTCATCAACTTCTTCAGAATATTGTAGAAGAAGGAAGAAGGTTTGCTTCTATCACTGACATGAAAATTTCTGATATGAACCAGCAAGCTCCCGTCGGGACAACGCTAGCGATTATCGAAAGATCAATGAAGGTGATGAATGCGATACAGGCAAGAATCCATTACTCGATGAAAAGAGAGTTCAAGATACTTGCAAATATCGTAAGGGATTACATGCCCGAGGACTATGAGTGGGAAGTCGATGGGACTGACGTGATGAAGTCCGAAGACTTTGATTCAAGAATAGACGTTATTCCGGTTAGCGATCCCAATTCTTCCACGATGGCGCAAAGAATCATGCAGTACCAAGCAGCTTTGCAATTAGCTTCGACTGCGCCTCAGCTTTACAATTTGTCTGAGCTGCACCGCCAGATGCTTGACGTTTTAGGTATTCAAGGCGCAGAAGACATTGTTCCGACTAGCGATGATGTTAAAGCGATTGATCCTGTCTCCGAGAACATGAACATCCTCAAGACAGATCCGGTCAGAGCGTTTGTCTGGCAAGACCACGATGCTCATATACAAGTTCACCTTGACGCCGCAAAAGACCCCAAGATGCTTGAGATTGTTAAGAACTCCCCGAGGTCGGGCCAGATTGAAGCGTCGCTTGCTGCCCATGTGATTGAACACCTTGGATTTAAATACCGAAGAGAGATTGAAAAAGAACTTGGGGTTGAGCTTCCGCCCTACGGAGAACAGTTGCCGAGGGATGTTGAAGTTAGAATTTCTTCGCTCGTTGCTGAAGCTGGTAGCCGCCTGCTGGGTCGTGATGTGGCAGAAATGCAGTTAAGAGAGCAGATGAAGAAGATGGAAGATCCGATCGTTCAGCAACAGAATAGAAAGCTCGACATAGAAGAAACGAGAGTTCAGTCCAAGATGCAGACGGACGCGGCCAGAATTGCTGCTGATCTCAAGAAGGCTGCGCTTAGAGCAGACATCGAAAGAGAAAAGATTGAGTCTTCTGAGTTCATGAAGGGAGTTGAGATAGGGGCTGATGTGACCATTGAGGGTCGCAAGTTAGATGCTGAAAAGGAACAAAGTGAAACAGAAAGTTTCTTAGATGCGGTTCGAATAGGAAATGAGTTAGCAAAGGGCAACAAGGAGGACTGATGCCTGCGTCGGTCAGCGAAGTCTACACAGCTAGGCTTAGGGAATACTTAAACAACAAAGCAGATGACTTAGCAACTGGTTGCGCTAATGATTATTCTGATTACAGATATCGCGTTGGATTTATAGAGGGGATAGCTACAGCTGAAGCTGAGTTCCTTGAAATAATAAAGCGCGCAGCAGAGATAGAAGAATAACGTCCGATTGGACGCGAGGGTTTCTTCCTCCCCCTTAAGTGAGGTTGCAATCGGCAATAGCCGCAAGGAAAACAATGCCCGAAAAGGAATCGTCAGAGGATTTACAGGACTATCACGAGATACTGCAACAGGCCGGAAAACATTTACCAAAGCCAACTGGCTGGAAAATATTGGTTGCTGTGCCCAAAGTAGATCGAGTGACAGAAGGTGGTATCTACAAACCCGATGAGGTAATGCGAATCGAGGAAGTGGGTAC